GACTTTTGTCCTGCGCGCCCCGCACCATGGCCTCCACCACCTCGCGACTGACCGCCCCCACCGTCGCAAACAACTCGTCAGGCACATTCAGTTGCAAGGTTTTCTGGCGGTTGGAGTACGTCACATAACCGGCCTCGAACCAGGCCGAACTCCCGGGAATCCGGGTGATGGCCTCGGCGATGCCGCCGCCGGTACAGGACTCGGCCGTGGTGACATGAGCATTGAGAACCTGCAGGCGTCTGCCAAGTTCAGCGGCCAGCTGGGTGATTTCTTTCACGGTCCTCTCCTGATCGGGCTGAATGGAACCACCGTACACGAGCCAATCGCGCTGACAAGCCGCAGGTTCGATCAAAATGTTAGCGCGCCAGGGCCCTGATATAGGCCTGACAGGCCTGCAAGGCAATCAATCCGCTGTCTGCGGCGTCGGTGATGGCGATAATTCGTTGAGCATGCGCCGGGTCAAGTCGGGCACGCGGGGCGCCATGATCCACGCCGCGGGCGTCGGTGGCGGCTGGCATTGCACAGGTTGAGGCAATGTCTTGGGCATCGACGAGGACTGACAGGCGCACATCAGCAGTGGCAAGACGATCGCGCAGGCGACCTTGATCACGTTGGGCATCGCTCAGCGCTCGATAATGGGTTTGTTCACTGGCCGACAGCCGTTGCTCCAGGGCCAGGCGCTTGTCCTGTTCGGCTTGTTGTTGCGTGGCGGCCGCCAAGGTCAGTTGATTCAACGTCTCGGCCTGCAAGCGGGCCTGCTCCGCCAGTTGCCGGCCATAGCGCCAGTCCTGAAAGTGCCAGGCCAGCGCTGCCGAAAATCCGGCCAATACCAACAGGCCTATCCCTCGCCAGGACATCAGGCCGAAGGCTGGCATAGCAGCGCCCTCGCCCGCGCCCAGAGTTGCAGGCGATCCTCGAGCCCATTCAGACCGCCGTTGATCCGCCGGGTGATGCTGTTGAACTGATCGCGGTCCGCCAGTTCATTCAAACCGTTGCGCTCCCAGAACCAGGCTGCCGATTCGGCGGCCCACTGCGGTTGCTCCAACAGTTCCGGCAGCGACAGCAAGCGCTCGTCGCCGAACAGGCCGAGGCTGCACTCACGGTAGTTGTTACGCCCGGTGATCTGAATCAGGCCACGGCCCCGGTATTTTTGACCGTCACCGTCGGACTCCGGCGTGTTGCCCAAACGCAAAGCCAGTGCGCCAGTGTCATATTTGCTCAGGTATTGGTCATTGCCCAATTCCCGCACGTAGTGCAACTGGCCCGATTCATGACCGACTTGGGCGAGGAAAGCAGCGATGCGCTTGGGGGTGTTGATCGAGCGATGAGTCATTGCGTTATTAAGGGCTGAAATGAAAACGCCCGCTTGGGTGCGGGCGTTGGGAAACAGTTGCTGCAATTGTGCTGAGGTGAGGGGCATGGTTTGAAAGCGCTCCTGAAATCGAAGGACAAGGAATATCGTGCGCACCGTTACTGCGCGGGGTCCAGGCAATGGGCTTCAACGATGCACCGATAGCTTTCCTTGCGGGTGCCACTGGCGGTCAATTTGGTGACCGACCATCGGCCCTGCATGATCCGTGGCCAACTGGCGTCGAGGTGAATCACCCCCTCCGCCGCCAAGTCCGGATGCCCCGGGCAACTGATGCTCAAGGCGAAAGCATCGCGCTCCAGCCGGCGCAACTCGCCCTCGGCGGCGGCCCTGGCCTGGTCTTCATTCTGGCAGCGTCGAGGAAACGTCTGGAACGGCGCGAGCCCCAAGCGAAACTCACGCTCCTTACCGGCCGCCGCGTCCCACCAAGTGGCGATGCACCCCTTGAATTTCGATCGAGCCTTTTCCTCGATACTGGCGCTGATAAAAGCCTGGTCGCCTGGGCGGTTGTTCTTTGTCACCGAGAGCAATACTTCGGTCACAGGCTTGCCGGAAATCGACTTCAGTTGACCTCCGGTGGCCAACACATATAAGCCTTTCACCGGTTTTGTGAGGGCGCCATTCATGCCGGCGAGGCGGGTCAGAAAGCTCATGTCCGATTCATTGGATTGGTCGATGTGCTCAACCTTTATTGACTCGAGATCAGGTGCCACCCGCGGCGAAAACCCATGTTTCATGGTCAGTTCGCGAAACAGCGCGCCGAGTGTCGTGGGACCGTAGCTGGCGGATCTGCGCTGCCTGAAGCCGGTCTCGTCGTGCTCGCTGAAAGGCGCTGACATGGCGATCAGCGACAACTGCAAGGGATACAGATGAGGGGTGCGCTGGGTGATAACAAACACCCCCTTGTCGACCAACCCCGACTCTTTGTAACCCACCAGAAAGCCAATCCTGCCGCCGAGGCTGGGCAGCCCTTCAAGACCGTCGATATCGATAAGTAGCTTGATCTGATCGGACACGATCCCGGAAGCATCAATGTGCTCCCACTGCACCAGTCGCTCGTTGAGCAGCGCGGCATTGGCCCCGTAGATTTCCACGGCGGGTGTAAATCCAAGCGTCATAGATCCTCCTTAATCCCAGGCCGAAACCGGCACGATGGCGGTCGTTTGCGTCGTGATCTCCGGCAGCACCACCCAGATTCCCGCCGGCAGCACCGCGCCCTGTTCGGCAAGGGTCGGGTTCAGGCGCCAGAGCGCCTCTTCAGCGGTATCGTCACTGCGGCCAAGCTCCCGAAACAGCAATAGATTGACCGAGTCGCCGGCAATGCTCCTGACCCTACGCATTGATGAACTCCGTCAATTCAATGGCCCAGGCATTGAGCATCGCGGTCCCGTCATCGATGATCTCGCTCTGGGTTTCCGTCACGCTGTTGATCCGCCATAGCCCCCAGTTGCGCCCGATACCGTCGACCAACGGCAGCGGCACTCGCAGCGCTTGCAGGGCCCGCAACTCGTCGAGTCGCTCCATGGCCACCGCATACATCGATTTGCCGGTGATGCTCAAGGTCTCCAGCGCCTGTCCGGTCTGACTGGATTTGGGCTTGCTGGTGAGGATGTTCAGATCCACCCATCCCCCGTCCGATTTGCGGACCAGACCGCTGTAAGCGAAATCTCGGGACAACCCGAAAATGAAGCTGCCCAAGGCCATTTGCTGTCGCATCAAACACCTCCATCGGTCAGGGCCGCGCTACGTCGCACGGCGAGTGGGTTGCCCAGCAGCATGGGCACGAATTGCGCCTGAATCGTTTGCGTCACCAGGTTGGCGATCTGCCGGGCCTGGGTCGGGTCCTGGCCGGTGATGTGAATCACCGGGGCAAAGTTGATCTGCCGGTTATTTGCCTGTGCGTTGGTCAGGTTCGTGCTCATCTGATCCGGGGTACTGAGTCGATTGGCGGGTGCGGCAAGCTTTTCGCCCAGCCAATGACTGCTCTGTGCGCCAGACAGGTTTTTGCTCATGTGATCCGAAGGGCCGAGGCGGTCTGCCGGCGCGGCAAGCTTCTCGCCCAGCCATGAACCGGCCTCGCTGCCAGCTTCACTGCCGGCCATGCCGCCCAGCACGCCACCGAGCAAACCGCCGACAACCGTGCCCAGCCCCGGAAAGATGAACGTGCCAATGGCGGCGCCCGCCGCAGCCCCGGCGTAGGAGCCCGCCAACCCGCCAGCCGCCGAACCGAGGCCGGAACCGACCAACTTGGCGTCGCCCGTGCGTACACCCTCGACCACGTCGATGCCGGCATTGGCCAGCATCATCGGCATGGCCAACGGGCCGGCTACGCGACCGACCCTGGCAGCCCGGCCAATCATTGCTCTGCCGGCGCCGGACGTCAGGAAAGCCATCCTGCTGCTGGCAGCAGAGCCGACGGACTTGACGTTTGCCCACACGGCATCAGGAGCAGCCTGGAGCCGACTCACCGCGGAACTGCGCAGCGCGGCCGCTCGGGTCAGTAATCGGCTGCCGAGGCCGCCGGTTTTGGGACCACCGGCATTTCCTTTGCCGGAGCTGTCGCCGCTGGCGTTGCCCAACCAGTCTTTAACCGTGTTGAACACCTTCGCCCCTTTGACGCTCGCGGCGCCGAGGATCAGCGCACCGGTCGCCACCGGGAAGGCTTCGGCAAAACTGCTCAAGCCATTCATGACCGCACCAACAGGTACAAGCAGTTGATTGAACAGGGGCAAAACCGTGTCGCCACTGGAGGTCTTCAGCCGATCCAACTGCGCGTTGAATACATTCCAGTGCGCCTGAGAACTTGTCGAGCGCGTCAGTGCCGCTTGCTGGACCGCGCTATTTTGGTGCTGTTCAGAATTCGTATAGGTTTCTTTTTTGCTCACTAGCGAAAAGGCGCGCTCGACTTCGCTGAGGTTCTGCAGCAGTTGCAGCACCGGCCGGTCGACCGAGAACAACTGCGTGGCTAAGCCGGCTCGTTCGGCGACAGGTTGTCGCTTGAGCGCTTCGAGTACCGACTGAATGGTCGCGGGTGCATCCGTTTGCAGCCCGCTGGCCAGCGCCTTGGGGTCCAGCCCCAGTTGCGCCCAGGCCGCTTGCTGGCCGGGGGTCGCCGCCGATCCCCGAGCCAGGGTCGTGGTGATTTTTTCGAAGGCCACTCCGGCATCGGTCGGTTTGACGCCGGCATTGAGCAAGGCTGTCGAGAACGCGGCGGCTTGCTCGGGGGCCAGGCCCGCGTTTGTCCCGGCGGCTCCGTAATTGGAGAGAATCGAGCCGATGTCCGCCTCGGATGCGCTCATGTTGCTGGCGAGCACGCTCGTGGCATCAGCCAGGTCCTGGGTCTGCAAACGATCGAGGTTCATCGAGGTGCGCCAGCCGATCAACAGCTCGGCGGTCTCCTGGACCGGCAACTTGAAAGCCGACGCCGTAATCGCCGCGTCACGGGTGAACTCGACAATCACTCCCTGCCGGGCGACGGTATCGACGTTCCCCTGGGAATCCCGCTGCTCATTGCCAATCCCGGCCTTGGCCGCGGTGTACTCGACGCCCGCCAGATCAACGGCCGTCGCCTTGCTCGGGGCTACCAGCGCTTCAGTGGCCATTTTCTCGTTGGTGATCGCCAACGCTCTACGTTGATCACCCTCAAAGCGGATCACCAACCCCAGATCGACCATCGCCGCATCGAGGTTGATCGCCGGCTTCAGGCGCTCATAAGGTGGATTGTCACTGCCCGTGCTCTGACTCTTTTGCTCAGCGCCAGCGCCTGAACGGCTGGCGGGTGCGGGCATGTCATTCATCGCCTGCAACAGCGAACGCTGTGAGGTGAGCGTCGTATTGATCGATTCAAGTACCGCTGTGAGCCGCCCCTGTTCAGCCGACAGCAAACCGATTTGCAGGCTCGCGCCGGCCAGCGCCAGGCCCAGCCCGGCAAACGCCTCATTCAAACCAAGCATTTGCTGGTCCGCGCCTGAAGCGGACGGTTGCGACCAGGCCGAAGCATCAGGGGGTATCAGGTCGGCGGTTTTGCCGGCGCCATTCAACGCCCAGTCGTCTTGATTGACTGCGGTGAACTTGAGCGAATAGGTATCTTCCGCCATCTCGCTCTACTCCTGTTTCACGCCAAGGCGAGTGACCGCGATGTCGTAGCGGCGCAATGCCTTGCCAGCGTCCCACTCCAGAATTTCCGCCTCACTTACCGGGTAAATGAGCGGCACCACATCGAGGATTACTTCGATGTCGCGCTCCGAAAGAAGGCCGCCGGTTTGTTTAAAAAATCGTCGATGCGCACCTGCAACTGGGTCCAGTCGGGGACGGTCAGCGACGCCAGGTCGGGGAGCATCAAACCGGTGCAGTGAGCGGTAATGAACTCAGCACGCTCCTTGGCGGTTTTCAGTTTTTTCATCGCTTTGGTGGCGCGCAGCACCGGCATTTCCAGGGTCAGCGACATCATGCTGCGGCCCGCCACATTGAGCGGTTGCAGCAGTTGCACCTGATCGGGATCGTCCGCCGGCTCGACGTCTACCGCCTCGCCAGCCTCGACAGCCTGTTGCAAAAAATGCGACGTCGGCCGGGTCGACATCTCGTGCACGTACTGCGCGATGCTCACGTAATCCGGGCGCTTGAGCTGATCCAGCTCCTTGACCGAGAGGCCGGTGGCCAATTTGGCGAGTTCGAAAAACTGATCGTCCTCATCCTCGCCGGCACGGGCCAACGCTTCTTTCTGTGCGGCGTAAAACAGCGGCTTGAGTTGGATCTGCTCGATCTGCGACTCGTCATCACCGGTGATCGGCGACAACAGGACATGTTTAGGCGGCATCCAGGACATGAAAGGTTTTCCTCGTAAAAACAAAAATGCCGCCCACAGCAAGCCGCATCAGCGGCGGGTGAAGGCGGCGGTACAGGAAGGTGTGGCGGGGTTAAGGCAGCAGTACGGCGCGGCGGGCGTTACCGAGAATGTCGACACCGCCAAGCATGAACTTCTGGGTGCGCACATCGATGTCGATCACGGGGATGCCGTTTTCGATACGGTTATAAGTGCGGCAGGAAAGCTCCAGCGCCGTGGTGGGTTTTTTGCTCATTTCCATCTTGGTTTCGGTCAGGCTTTTCACCAGGCCGCCGACGGTGTGGTAGGTGAACCAGGTGTTGCCTTCCTGGTCCTGACCGGCTTCACGGACATTCAGCAGAATGTCGTCGCCCAGTTTCACGCCGAGCCCGAGCATGATTTCCGGGCCCATGCCCTGCAGGGTCAAGATGCACGTGAGTGCCTTGCCGCTCTTGGCCATGTGCTCGGTGATAAAGCGCCCGCCGCGCATTTCTTCCATGTCGAATTCGATCTTCGGCGGGGTGAAATCTTCAACGGTCGCCGACAACGGCAGGCCTTGCAGGGTGGCCGCAATGGCCTGTCTTACACGGTTGGTAAACATTAGAGAACATCCTCCAGGAACTGCTCGATGATTTCATCGCGGGCGTTGAGTTGGTAAACCATGTGTTCG